GTTATCACTCCATGCTGTACCTCCACTACCTGAATTGAGTCTAGGGTCATAAACCTTTTTGCCTTTAACAACAAAAGAAACATTAGGCATACCACCGCCAAACTTCTCTGCATCAAATACACACTGCATATAAACATAAGCCATGTCTGTATATTTATCTGTAGTAGTTATAGCCGCAAGTTGTGCATCCATAAATCCATCTACTGCTGTTTGCGATCCATCTTGAAAAGTAAAACGAACTAAGCGACCACTGCCAAAGTCATTGGGATTTTCTGTATTTGTAAACTTTGAATTTGTAGCAGTAAAAACTGTAGAGCCACTGATAGTAGAAGATGATGTTGTTAAAGTTTCATCATTAAGTATGACTGCTTCTAGGCTGTTGACTTCATGCCCTGCTATAACAAAAACCATATGTAGCAAATGATTGTCTGTTCCTGTAGTTGATATATGAGTTATTGTTCCTCCTACCCTAGTTTGTCCGTATATTATTTGTCTAGGTTCTGTTGGCGCACGAGTAGATAATTTAGAACCAAAGTTAGCTCCTGTTGCACTTATACCTTTGCTTAATACACCTAAAGCCAAAGTGTAGGCAAACGCTTTTGCTGCCAAAGCAGTAGCTTTTGTTAATTTAAAAAACTTAGCACTTTGAACAAAACCTGCTCCACTAAAAAGAGTTGCTCCGATAAAAACAATCGCCGCTATTTTTAGAGCTTTTTTTACTTTGTCAGCCATTGATTCTCCATACTTTGAGGATATTCACATCATCATCTATAACAAGACCATCAGCATCAACACCTAATGAAGCATAGCCATCAAACACAAAAGCAAGTTCTGTTTCTTCCTTGTGTACTCCAAAATCTCCTTTAGACATATACTGTATGTCTATAGCATCTATACCACTTGTCAGTTTTATAGCGTTGTCTATTGCTGCCACTAAACCTTTACCTTTTCCATATTTAAAGATACTTTGCATTGCTTGTTCTTTAGTTTGCCATTTCCAATTACTAGGTAAAAGACTTTCACCTGTCATGGCTTTTATAAATGTGTTTGTAAGATGTACACAATCCCATTTTCCCCATTCAAAAGGTGTGTACAGATTTCTGTTTACTACTGTGTCAAACTCTATTTCCCAATCTGGTAGCTTTTTCATTATCTTTGTGTGACATAATCATAAGGATCATCATGCAAAGAGCCACTACCGCTTTGTACGTCTTGTTTTTGACCCCAAGCTATCTGTTTGTCTTGTAATTGTTGTACTCTATTTAGTGACGTATCAGTAGAATCTATAAACTTTTGACTCTCTGCTGTATATCTTAGATTGCTTGGTCTCTCCAAATCTATCAATCTGTTCTCAGCCTCTATACCTACTGTAGCTCCATCTATTTCATCATCTATAGACAAAGACATCATGCGTCCTGCAAAAACTTTTAACACACCTGCTACTTCGTTGCTACCGCCCATTAAAAATCCCATAAAGACACTTATATCTCTGTTTTGATAGTTTTCGGTGAGAGCCATATTTAAGACATCAGAATCCATACCAGATAATGAAATTGATATACCTGTCGGTTTCAAATCTAAAGTATCTTCTATACTACTTATACTGAGTAAAGAACCTGCTCCTGTATACGTCTCTGAGTTGATGATAAGATCATCGTTGCCAGTCCAAACAAGTATGTCATCTGTGTCAAACTCTGCTTTGACTGCAAAGAAAAGCTCTTGATGATCTTGTCCTAACCTTGCTGATATTGCACTATCTATGCCTGCTCTTGTAGCCATTAAACCACCTCAATACAACCAAAGCTGATGCCATATAGTGATCTATGGTCAGCGTTCCAATCTACAGTATTATCTAATAGCCTAAACAAACCTTTTGGTGAATCAAATCTTACAAAGTGTCCAGTTGCTAATGTTGATCTTAACTTCGGCTCTGTTCTTACAGCATATTGATTTGGACTACCACTTGTCTCAGTTGCATCTTCTACAGCCATAACTAACTGTACTGGATTTGCTGTGGCAGATGCCGCACCAAGTACACCAAGATAATCACCTTTCTTGATGCCACCACTGTTGCTACCTGATGTTTTTAGATTTAAGCCTGTTGCGCCTTTTACGTTCATCTGTACTTTACATCCACTTGTAGCACCTTCGTTGACTAATACGCTATCTGTTACTACTTCAGTATTACTTGTCTTAGTGGTAATCTTATGTGTTCCGTTGTTAGCATCATTTGTCATCCCTGTTATATGTATAAAGTCATTAACTATCGCATTAGCAAATGTGCTTGCACTTGCAGTTATTGTGTTTGTATTTGTGACAGTCAAAGATACATTAGTGTTAGATACCCTATTCTCGGCTATTAGGTGCGTTGTGCTGAAGTCTCCTGTGTTGGTTAAGGCATCAGGGTCAGCAAACTTAAAATGGTTTGTAGTGCCTTTTAATTGCATTAGAAAGGATTGCCACTCTACAGCCTGTGTTCTGTTCAATGGTGGTAAAGTTACCTCTGCTTGCCAGAATACAGCATCAAACTCTTGTGTTAGTTGTTTGCCTGTGAATGGGGAAGCTGTCTGTCCTATTGCTCTGAATAGGCTAAAGTTACTCCTTACAAAGTTAGGAGTTGAAGGCATTGTTATTATCTTAGCCACGACCCATCAATCCTTTTCTATATGAACCACCACGCACTGCTGCTTCTAGCACTGCACCCTTTGTAACGTCTGATATTTGAGGTAACATCTTCTGTACTTCTGCTCTTACTGTTGGCACTACACCAGTAGAGAAGTTTACAGATTGATTGACTATGATAGGAGAACCGCCCATAGCGTTCTTACTGTTCATGTTGTTCATGATAGTACCGCCTGTGTTTGGTACAAATATTTCTGCTCCTCTTTCACCAACGAGTGTAGGTGTGCCTCTTTGTACTGTGCCACCACCTGCTCGTGGCATCATGGAACTACCTCCACCTTTTGATGAACCAGTGCCACCTTTAGGGGCAGATATGTTAAATGAACCCAATATTGCATCTATTATTGGCTGTATAACCATTAATTCCATAAATGCTGATATAACTGATTGAACCACATTGAAAGCAAAGTTCTTAAAAGAATCTAAAGCACTCTCTCCATTCATAAGAGCAGTTGTAAGATCATCTGATAAGGAACTAGCTAGTCCTTCAACCTCTCTACCTATTTGTGCTAGTGCTTTACCGAATTGACCTGTAGTCTCTAAAAATTCTCTGTACAAAGCATTTGCAGCATCTTGTGTGATGTTACCTGTGGCAACTGCTGAATTAAGTATTTCTTGCGCTCTAGCCATATCTTCTATATTAACTGTAGAATTTGCAATTTCTTTTCTCAACGCTGCTAAGTCTTTTAGCCTTTGTACTGGTGTTTCTGGATCAGAACGTGATTTAAAAGTTTCTCTGCCTGCTTTTTCCAAAGCATCATCAATCTGATCTACTGCTGACGTTAAACCTGCTGAGATTTCATCACCAAACGCTATGAAGGCAGCACCTCCTGCAATAGCAGTTAGACCCATGCCTGCTGCTGCAATGGGATTCAACGCTGCAATTATCATAAGACCTACAAATGCTTTTCTCGCAGCCTGTATGGCTGTTCTAAGTTTATTCATTGCAGAAGTTAAGATTGCTACACTTGCTGCCATTGATGCAAAAACAGACTGTGCAACCATTACAGTAATAACTGCTGCTATCCCAATCAAAGCTAATTTAACTTTACCTGCGTTCTCTTCTAAAGTTATAAGGACAGTGTTCAGTGTATCAACAGCTCCACCTAGAACTGTTCCTAATAATCTTGTTAGACCGCTTTCACCTCCTTTTACTAGAAGATCATTGAAGGTTTGTACTAAGTCATTAAGAGAATCCTTTAATCCTGCTTCACCTATCTCATTTTGGAATATAGACACTCTATCTCCCAAGTTTGATAAAGCACCTGTTAAAGTTCTTGCTCTTTGTTCTATAGCATCAGGAAATTCTAGGTTACCTACATTAGCTACAAAATTTAATACAGATTCTACGTTTTTATCAATAACATCACTGACACCTGCAAGGGAGATAGTCATTTTATCTCCTTCTGTTTTTGCAGTTACACCAATAGCTTGCAGTCCTTCTATGCTTGTAGTTCCTGCTTTAAATATATTTGATGCTAATAAATCTATAGATTGTGAGTTAGCTGCTGCTACGTTACCTATACCTTTTAGTTGTTCTCTTGTTGGTGATATACCTAACCTTCTAAACTCTATAAATGCTTTTGTTACTTGATCAATTTGGAAGGTTGTTGTTTTAGTAAAATCAAGTATTAGCTTAAACGCTTCGTTAGTTTCTCTTACATCCCCTGTATTAGCGGTTAGCGTAGCTCTTAAATCTTCAAATGTTCTAGTTGTGTCAACAACACCTTTTATCAAGCGAGCAAAACCGACAGCAGCAAAAACTCTTGCTAAATTACTAAATGTTAAAACAGAAGCTCTAGCTGTTTTATTAGCTACGTTTAGTTTTTTATTGACATCATCAAGACCTTTTCTGAGACCTGCTGTCTCAGCCTTTATTTCAATGATTAATTGATCTACTGGTGTTGCCATTAGTCAGGGTACAATTCCATAAGATTTTTAAGTTCGTCATTACTCATAGGTTTTTCTTTTTCTGCACCGTTGAATTCTGTAAATCCTTCAATAGCTAAATGTATTTCTATTATACTCATTTCCCAAAATTCGCTTGGTTGCAAACCTATCATTCCAACAGCTATCTGAAAGTACCTTTTGAGCGGTAACTTATCAGCTAAGACTCGTTCTTTTTTGTAGCGATTTCCTCCTGTGTCTCTTGTGATTCATCACTATGCCTGCATCTTGTACTAACTTGGTAACTTTCTTAAGATCAAAATCATTACCACCGCCCCTTAATGCAGGTAGTAATACAGATAAAATATCAGACATTCTGATATCTCCATCTGCCATTTTTTGTGCTAACTTAATAATGCCGCAGTTACAGCTCTCTTCAATCTTGATGATAGCATCAATGGTCAATCTACCTTTATAAGTTTGACCGCCTAACTCTATTTCAATCTCGCCCTTTAGTGGGTTTGTCATCTGACTTCTCCTGTTTTGTACTTGCCATTGCAAGTTTGATTG